GACTTTGATGCCGACTTTGTCGAAACCAAAAGAAAGATTCCTCAAAAGCAAATCAGCTTAAACCTTATCTTCATAGATGGGTATATCGGTTTTACTCGCTTCAGAGAATACGTCACTAAAAGTAAAGAGATTAGACTCTTTTATGAGACTGTCGTTGGGAAGAAATATTGCTACATTAACATAGTTAGTTCTTCTAAATCGCAGCTCGAAAGTAACATCTTAAGAAGTGAAGTTAAGGTTGATTGCTTATCGCTTTGGTTAGTCAATAAAACGGCTCATATCGATGTCGTAGATGTAGGGGGAGGAAAGATATATTCCTACTCTTATCCTTATGTTTACGCAGTTAGTTTTAACGGCAAAGTCACAGTCAACAATAATTCACCAAGAAGCGTTCCTTTGACTCTTCGCTTGACTGGTAACTGTTTAAACCCAAGAGTCATCATTAGGCAAAGTGGAGTGGACATTCAGACCTTAAGACTCATCACAGATGAAAGAGAAAGTCCGACAATTGAGATTTGCTCTAAACCAACGAATCAATACATCAGACGTTATACAGCTGATGGTGAAGATGATTATTACGATAAACAAGATTTTTCTTATGAAAACTTCTTATTCCTTCCTCCAGGAGAAAGCGAGATCTTTTTTGATCCAGGAGTAAGGGAAGAAGCGACATGCGAAATCGACTTTAAAGAAGAATATATCGCCCACTAGGAGAAGCTATGCAATTAATCTTTTTAAGTGAACAAGATTTAAGTGTTTTAGATTACGCTTATGCAACCGATGACTTTAATATCATCCTCGATGCTTTAGTGCCTCAAAAGTCTAAATTCACGATAAATAAACAAAGTTTAAATGCCAAAGTCGGCGACTTACTTTTAGTGAAAGAAAAGGGCTATCCATACATCGGAATAGTGACTTCTATTAATAATGAAGATGATGGCCAGACCAAAGTAGAAAGTAAGGATTATTTATCGCTTTTAGATGTTGATGTCCCTCTTCCTACTAGTTTCTCTGGTAACTCAGCTCAGTTCATCGTAAATCTAATTAATAACACTTTTAAGTATTCTGGTGATACATATCAGAACGTTTCATATCTTGAAACCGCTATTGAAGTGGTAAAGAACTGTAACCTTACCTATGAAGCTGATAAAAAGGAAAACATCCTCGATTTAGTTGAGGAATTTTCTAAAACATATGGAATTAGACTTGAATACGAAATGGTCCTTAATAACGGTAAGTTCTATAGGATCAAGATAAAAGTGGTGTCTGCGAAAATCGGAATCACCCTAAAATCGACTCTAGGAACCATCACAGAACTCAATGTTAATGACACTAATGAGATAAGTTTAAACAAAGTTTACTATATCCCAAAAGCGGAAAATACGACTCATACCAATCAAGTCGTTTATTACTTAACTAATGATGGCCATGTAGTAACAACCGCGCCAGCTTTAAAGAGGATTCAGAAAGTCAAAATGAAATATGAATTCTATGGCGATAAGGACTATGATTCATTACTCACCAAAGCCACGAAAGCATTAGTGGATTCTTCACTTCAGCATAACATCACTTTCAACTTCTCTTTCTTAACAAATAAGATCGAGGCCTTAAAAGATTTGAAAGTCGGAGCGATAGTGAAATTCATCCACGAAGATAAAACCTATGAAACCATTGTCTCCAAGATGGAATTTAAAGGTTCTTTTAACACTGCAAAAGTGACACTTGGAGAATATCGTCTGTCTTTGACAGATAAACTAAAACTTTTTGATAGGAGGGATAAATAATGGCCATTCAAAAAATAACATTTGATGCTGCTTCAGTTAGTTCAAAAATGGACGCTGATATTAACCATTTTCTAACTTCTAATAAAAACGGTATCTTCTATGGCATTTTAGGAAGATGCCAAGCAAGTACCAGCAATAACTATATCTCTTTCCAAGCTGGATACATCCAAGTCTATGGAAGAAGGATATTCGTTGAAAGCGGCACTAAGATTTCCGTTTCTTTAGATGGCAGTGCTTATGGCTATGTCATCATAAAGATCGATCTAGGAAATAATTCGATTTCTTTAGAGAAAAGAGAAAACGGAACTACATGGCCAACGTTAGTCCAAAATGACCTGATGAATGGTGGACTCATTTATGAGTTTCCGTTATGCCGCTATCAAAAGACGACGTCTTCAGTAACGCTTGATACTAGTTTTACGCCACCAACCTTGGAGAACGATGAAACTAAGATGAATGCTAAAGATAGTGACGTCAAACAATATGTAAGAGATAACTATGGTTCTTTATGGGATGGATATTCCCATCTTGAATATGGCCATTGCTACTCTTTTGATGACATCACATCACTTAATGCCTATAACGCGGTTATTTCTGTTTATGTAAGCGGAATTACTGTCATGTTTACTGGAGCATCAGTTGGAGGTTCTGGAGGAATTGTTCCATATCGCTATATGGGTCAAGACTACCAGCTCTCATGCCAATTGACCAGCTCAAAACTTTATGTCGAAGATAGTAGGGGGAACGAACCAAAATATGCAAGAGTTATTAGATAGACTTTTTAGTCCTTACAAAGTTTTACTTTGTTACAAATGCGGATCATCTATTTTTGGCCTTAGCGATGATGATAGTGATAAAGACTATACAGTAATCCTTGAGGGCTATGATTCCTGTAATGTAGCCAAGACCGATGATAGTGATTTCTTCACATATGGATTGCCTTATTTTGAAAAGCTAAAGAAGTTCGATAAAGGATGCCTAACTTATTTCTTGGTGTGGATTGATAATTTATTGATCGCTAAAGAGAACATTGTCTATATCGATGATTCAATCAGAGATAAACTAGACGAATTCATCAAAGTCGATTTCAAAGCCCATTTCAAAGACTGGCTCTACAGAGTCATTGCCTATTTTGGTATAAGGCTTCAAAACTATAAGGAAGAAAAGAGCTTATATCATCTATATCGAATCTATGATTTGGTGAAGCATTATCTTGATACAGGCGAATTCACATATCATTTTTCAGAAGAGTCTAAAGCAAAGGCTAAAGACTTAAAAACAAACCTAAACATCGAAAAACATCTCCCGAGACTAAAGGAGATTTTTTCTTACCTGCTCGATCTTTATAAGGAGGAAGAACAATGAATCATGTAGTTGAAATCATTGTCATCATCGCTTCTGTGATTACTGCTTTAGGCACAATCATAGGCTGTTTTACCACAATCCATAAATGGGTGCTCAGGCAAGACAAACAAGATGAAGATATCAAATCCATTAAAGAAGAGCAGAAGATTCTCACGACTGGTGTTCTTGCTTGCCTTAAGGGTTTAAAAGAACGAGGATGCGATGGGCCTGTCACCATAGCTATTACCGAGATTGAGGATCATTTAAACAAGGAGGCTCATAGATGAACCAGATTTTACTTAACGTTTTAGCGACAGTGGTCACGTGCATAGTCCTGCCGCTTATTTCATTTCTTGGAGTGAAGCTCACGCAATGGCTCAATACCAAGATAAAAGATGAAAAAGGACAAGCCTTAATAGGCCAAGCGGTAGACATCGTCTTAAATGCTGTCCGCTCGGTTTTCCAAACCTATGTTGAATCGCTCAAGAATAGTGGGAACTTCACAAGTGAAGCCCAAAAGATAGCCTTCAATCTAGCAAAGAACCTAGTATTGAAGCAGCTGAGTGAAGATGCGAAAAACTATATCTCCAAGAATTATGGCGACTTAGAGGAATGGATCCGTAACCAAATCGAAGCATCTATTTACAAACTTAAGAACTAAATTAATCCCTGTGAAAGCCACACGATGGTGAGTAACAGGGATTTTTTTATTTGCTTATACAAAGTATAGATTGCGATAGTTGTCATATTTGACAGATAGGAAAAATAGCTCAAAAAACGAGTGTGGCAAAAATGACTACAAAAGTTGTCGTGAATGACTACTTTTTAATATAAGTTGTGATAAAATATATTTGACCGATGGAGGGAAGAATATGACCGATTTAGAGAAAAACATAAACCATTATATGGATATTAAGGGAATTAAGATGTACACGCACTTGCTGGTAGCAATAGCACATGAACTTGGAATAAAAGGACAAAAGGCATATGACTTTGCAAATCAAGAAAAAGCCAACTTTTCCAAGATGCTAAAAGGACAAAGACCTCTTAAATATGAATTCATCATACCTTTAGAGAAAATATTCGGTGTGTCTTTAGCAAGAATGAAAGATCCAGATTCCTATAAATTGCCTTTAGACAAAGAAAACATTCCATATTCAAAAGGGTTTAGATATTACGCCTATTTGGATGATCCTGAGTTATATAAGAAAGAACTTGTAACTCTATTAACTAAAACTGGCGAAAACACCCTCACTCAAATGGATGAATTCGGGAAAACTTTCCTTGATTATGTCGTTGAATATAATTCCATAAATGGCATTAGATTTTTAAGGGATACATACCATTTAAAACTAAGGCTCTGGAACAACCAATTTGATACTGTACCTAAAGGTATGTTCTGGGTTCATGACAAAGGAATTGAGCTAGCAAGAATAGTTGCTAATTCTGGTGATGTGAAGCTTTTCACTGATATTTATGACCCATATTATCAGTTCGCTATGTCAGGGTATTATTTGCATGACTGTATCTATTGCCAAGACGATTATTTTGAGATCCTTTTGGATCATGAAGAGTTGTATAAAACAATCTTTGAAATCAAAAAATATGAATATGAACTAACAAGGCATCAAAAGAAAACGCTCGGGAAAGATACCCAATCATTTAGTTCTATAAATCCAGTAATTAATGGATTTCTAGGCTTTTGCCTTAGGAATCTTTCCAAATATAAAAAACAAGCTGTGGAAATACTCAAGTTTGGTGCTACTCATAATAGGAGCGTAATGAATGGGTTAGAAGATAATCTTGACTACTACGCAACCGATGAAATAGGCGGACTAAGAAACTGGCACAAAAACTATGAAATTGCAGATGTTGTAATTGTTGCAGATGTCAAAGACATCAAAGATAAAGAAATCATGGATTTGATTAATGAATTACCAAAATTCAAAAGCATGAGGTGAGATGAAATATGGGACCTAAATACTGCATGAATTACGATTCTGGTGAATACGAATGGATTGATGAAGACGGTTATAGTTGGGATCAAGGCGAATACGTATTCAACTGGGACGACAGCGATTATAGAAATGAACGTGACGAAGAGGAAGACGATTGGTGAAATATATGAAGAAATTATTAATTTTATTGCCACTCACATTAATGGCATTAACTGGATGCAATTCCAATAAAGTAGACAATAGAGTTTCTGACACTCCAAAGGAGACAGTAACTTTAAGCAAAGAAAATTTCTCTACTTATGTAGCGTGTAATTCAAGCGTAACGTTTAACAACACATCGAATGATTACGCTAACTATTTCACATATTTTATTGGTGCTGATTACTGCAAGTTCGTTAATTGTACAGTCACTTATGGCTATGCTTATATGGCAAACGAATATACTGGCACTGGAGAAACTGTCCCTTTAACCTTATCTGGCGATGGACAAGCGAATCCATATCATGTTCGAATCAACACGACAGCTGGCTACTATAGATTTGTTGTAGTGGCTGCTAGCGGAACAGTAGAAGTTTATAGATGATCATCTGATACCTCCTTTCTGTATCATCCTCATAAAGGCTCTTATCCGTGTTCTCCTCACAATAGTGGTAAGAGCCATTTTTTTTATTTTTGTGAAAAATTTTTAATATGAAGTAACTACACGTAGTTAAAAAATATTAATAAAAAAAGTTTGGAAAAATTTTGAAAAAGTCGACTACGGGAATACTACGTATTCCCTTATATATAGTAGGAGGACATTTTATGAAAACTGTCAAAAATTTAGATCCAGATTCTACGTTTGAAGAACTAAAAGAATCATGGAGAATCGAAACAAAAATGCTCATGACTACTAAGCCACTTTCTGCTAAAGAGATTGAATTCTTAAAAGCTAGAGCAGAGGAAGGATCTCCGTTAGGCCAATTCAATTATGGTTTATACTACCTTTTATTTGAGAAAGATGAAAAAACCGCTGAAGAATGGTGGAACAAATTCTTTTATCGTTCAAATGGTTATGGTCTATGGAAGGCCTCAGGTATATTTGCTTATTTAGGCGATGAATATTACGAATGGTCAATGAAGTGCTTAAAAAGAAGTGCCTGGAGACAATTCAAGATAGCTAAAATGATGTTAAAGGATATGAAAGAGAACCCCTATAAGTTTCCTGAAGCGTAATTGATACATAACTAACTTATTGTCATGCGCTGGAATCTGAATTAATTCCTGCACAACCTGAGTGGAGCTGTTCAGCTTCAATTTTAATACTGAGTTTAGAAATCATCATCTACATCCAGGTAATCATCATCTACATCCAGGTAATCATCATCTACATCCACGTAATCATATATATAAATAGTTTTGCAAAATACTTTATCTGCTAAAAACGCAATATATTTATCAAATGATTTGTTTCTGATTCTTCTTTTAACCGTCATATTTATAACGCAAGAATCTTTTTCTTTGCTGGAATACATATAATTAATGGATATTTCATAGCCTTCCATTTTTATTTCGTTGTAAATGCCAGAAAAAATCCTATTACCACAAAATGTAACCATTATTTTTCTAGCATGCTTTCTATGTCTTATATCAATAATCTTATCCATAATTATTAGCCTTCTAGAGATGGTGATTTTTCTTGCTTATTAAAAGAGGGTGCATTTTTACCATTGTGTTTAACATATCCATAAAACAAAATAACTGCTACAAGAGAACAAACAATATCGGTAATAGGAGTGGCCCAAACTATAAGATCTGGTCCAATAGAGTTATTTTCCAATTTTGCGATAGAAAAGAAGATAAACATTAAAGGTATATCTAAAGCCCCTTTTCTCAATAAGGCTAAAACAAGACTTCTCCAAGGCTTACCGACAGCTTGGAAAAATGAAATAACTGTGTAAGCAACAGCAGAAAAAGGACCACCGATACACAATATTCTTAAAAATTTTGTGGCGTAAGCAATGGAATTGTTTTCGTGGATGAAAATAGTGGATAAAGGAGCGGCCCAAATCATAGAAATAATCATAGCCAACAAAGCAATGCCTATTGAAATAGCGCCACTGATATAGACAATTTTTTTCATTCTTTTACGATTTCCACTAGCTTTGTTATAGCCGATGATAGGCAAAACGCCTTGTGTCATGCCTCTTACGGAAGAATGAGCAAACATATTGATT